TGAAGCGGGCCTCTGTTGAGGTCAGGCGTAACTGCTCGCCGCCGTCGACGTTGAAAAACAAGTAGCCGCCGGTCATGGTCACGCCGTCGCCGGAGCTGATCCCCAATGGATAGGCCCCGCCCGCAGCCAGAACGCCATTGTGGAACTTACCGCGCGATCCGGCGGATAAATAAACACCGGTCGTAGAGCTCATGGTCCAGGAGCCGGCCACGAGAGCAGTCGATACTTTTAGTGACCCGGATATTTCCACTTTGAAGCTGCCAGTCGGCACCATCCCGATGCCGACGTTGTTCGATCCGTCGATCTGAGCGATCCCAGCCCACCCGCTAAGGTTCGCATTGTATGCCTGGACGTTGGTCCCGATGGTCAGTCCGAGTGCTACTCTCTGGGCTGCTGCATCCGCAGCCGTCAGCAGCGCGCGGCCTGCTACTGTACTGTCAGAGACGCCAGATGCTGGGTGGGTGTGAACGGATGGCGCACGGCTGGTATCGGTCGGGTGGACGTGATTGACCGCAGCAGCCTGAGAGCCGCTGCCAGCCGTCGCCGTACCGTCCATTAGCGGGGCTACTGTGCCAATGGTCACGGCTCCAGCCGCAGTCATTGCAGCCTTCACAAATGCCGTGTTCGCAATCGTCATTGAATCGTCAGTTGTCGTAGGTGTTGGTGTCGTTGGCGTGCCAGTCAGCGCGGGGCTGTCCAGCGATGCCTTCGTGTTGACCAATGTGGTCAGTGCGACAACGCCTGCTTGATCCGTTGCAAATTGCTGCTCAAGCTCAAGTAGCGTATCGTAGGCGCTAGTAGCACCGCCCTTTAGCCCATTGATCGCAGCATCTAGTTCTGATTGCGAAATTGCTTGATCACTTGGGGCTGGTGTTGAAATACCCTTCCAATACTTTTGAGATGGGCTATTGCGCACGCAAAGATACGTGATTCCCCCATCTTCCATAATGGAGCCGGGATTAACAGTGTTGGGGTCGGTGCCAGCCTCAACGTAGGTTGGAATGACCTCTTTTAACGGGACATCGTTCAAGCCTTCCGAAACTTGATCAATGAACAATTGCCAACGGTCAGGACCGAACGGCTTTTGTCCCGGACCCGGCGCGGCCTCAACGAGTGGCTGAAAATCGGTGTAAAAAACACCATCCTCACGCGGCATTAGCAGCCTCCTTGCGTAGTGCGGTTTCGTAGGCGTTCCAACGCACTTCAAGGACTGCGAGCCGTGGCTCTAACTCGGAAATGATGCGCATAATGTCCAGCACTTTTGCGCTTGCCGTTGTTGCAGTTTCGGAAAATTCCCGAACCGATTCTCCAACGTTTTCGAATTGAGACAATCGTGACTCAATACTCTCAACCCGATCCGCAAACATTTCTAGCGCTTCGACCAAGGCCAGTGGGATATCTGTCATCACGGTTTGCGTCGTGTGGACGGTTCCACCGGCTTTATGCCGTGCAATCCGCCAATTCATATGATCGTTCAAAGGTCGCCCCATTGGGTGGACGCGATAACTGAGTTGACGGATTCAATCGACGTGGCGTCTGTGATTGCTTTCTTAGCTGTGAGACGGCGCAATTCAATGGCCCGTGCCTTTGTCGCCCATGCCGCATACCGTGATATGACAATTTGCGACGCGGTCCACAGTGACGATGCTTCAATCCCTATTGAGGCAGATAGAACCGGGTAATTTGAAGCCGCATCCGTTGGGCTCAAGGCGTCCGCAGCCGTTTGCCCACTGGCTGCCACGTGTTCGGCTTGCTCTAGTTTCTCGCGATACGTGAGTTGCATCCCATCGCCGGGGGTAATGTATTTTAATCGGACACGTTCAGCCGCTGTGTCGATTGTGGCGTTGGCTTTCGATTTAACGACGGATAGCGTGTCAGCAACCGGAGGACTGAAAACAGAGCCGTTCCACGTCCAGCCTATGGCCACATCAGACGGCACGTCTGCAACCACTTCGCATCCTGCGGGGAACAATGCCGTAGCGTCATCGGTCACGCAGACGACAACTCCATCATTGACCTGAGCGCATCGGCTATTTTGCGCCGATCCAACATCGTACCAGTCGCCGGATTGACCAGACAGGAACAGCGCACCTGCCTGTGCAAGCGCGCGGCCCTTCGGCGTATTAGGAGCCTGCGACGGCGTGAAAAGTCCAAGACTTTGCATGATGTCCCCTTAAGCTTGGCTGACCGTGACCCATGAGTCAGAAACGTATTTTTGAACGGGTCGAGCGATGCCAGTTATCAAAACGTCGTTTCCGTTTCCTGATGAAGAATACGTAATTTGCTGCAATACCCGGCCAGCACCCGCTGATACGGTGTGCCCTGATGAAAAAGCATCACCGACCGAAACGGAAGCTCCCAGCCGCACATCGCCAACTTTTGCAGCAATACTAGCCAATGGCCCGGAGAATGATGCCTGCGCCGCGATGTGTTCAGTCAGCTTGGCGAGTGCCTGCCATCGAATGGTGCCATCTGTGCCGGATTGGATCGCTATGGTTGCCGGTGCCGTAGTGATGATCTCGCCAGCAAAAACACCAAACGGCGCTTTGATGTTTCCGGTTGACCCGCGCTTGACCAGTGTGTTGGGTGTGTTGTCATCCCAAAGCGCTTGCGCTGCTGGCATATTGCCTGGGTGCCAGACGGTACCGTTGGCGTCAGAAACTAGCGTCCAAGACGTTTCCCAAACGCCGCCCGTTTTTGCGCGCTGATAAACGTAGTTGTTCCCGTCAAGGCCGACTGCGCGAGCAATCGCCGTGTCAGCGTCAACAGCCCAAACTTCAGCAACGAATTGACCTGATGCTTCCGGCCCATGAAGTGCGTTATCGCCAAAATTAATCCCTGCAATCGCACCGTCCCAATCCGTGACCGGATTAATCCCGCCCGCGCGGCTCACGAGGCCGTCAGTTTGGGTCTTGGTGTAGTACCTGTCGTCGTGGGTGTGGGTGTCAGGCGGGAAGGTGCTTGGTTTGCTCTGGACACTCGCCCAAAGCGGTTTGTTTTGGGCGTCTGGAACGTGACCTGATCCGTCCAACGACGCCACGCCGTTGACGGCTGCTTTCTGTGCCGCTGGGATGGCCGCTGCTGCTACCGTACCGGCAGATGCGGCGACACTCGCGGCTGCTGCAATCGCGGCGTCCTGAATGGCTTTTGCAGGCGCATAGACAGCCGTCGTGACATACCCAGACGGATCAAAGTTTGGGTCCATCGCAAGCACGTCCCACTTGCCCAAACCCCGATAAATGTAATCGGGTCCGGTAGAGACAAGCTTTGCGATTTGACCAATAGTCGGTGAAGTCGGAAACGACATTAAACCTCCTTTAACCCATCAGGGCGCGGGCAACCTGTTGATGGGATTGGTTTGGTCCAACGGGCTGCATTTCGTCTTGTTCGGGCGGCAATCCGGCTTCGATGGCTTCGCAGATTTGCTTTTGCGCATCGGGTGGAAGCGATTGGATGGCCTGGATCAACTGCGCAACCGGATCGTCTTGTGGTTCGTTCTCGTCCATCTATGATCTTTCTCAATAGCCCATGAGGGCGCGAGCAACGGCAACGTGTGGGTCCTCGGACTGAGACGCGGCAAGGCCAGCCGCACCCGCACCGGCAATGCCAAAAATGCCCGGATCAAGGTTTTTGTATTTCCGTAGCGTCGCCTCAGTAATCGGCTTTGAGGGGTCATCGCCGTTTGCGATCATCGTCTTGCGCAAGCGGTCAAGCGCTGACTGGGTGCTATTGACCTGAAATGTCGGTTCGCGGCCTGAACTTGATTTCAGCATGCCGTGAAGGTCTTTTGCCACCACGCGGCCAGACCCCTTGCTTGCCAGCGTCAAACCATCGTCCAGCGTCATGCTAGTGACGGCTTTTCTTGCGCTGCTGCTGTAAGGAGCCCAATTTGGGTTTGCCTTAATGCCAGGGGGGATAATCAGGCCGTCGTTAACGTCTGAATTGCTGGTGCGTTCGTTTTTGGTCTTAGCCGTAGACGCCTTCTTTTTTGGTGTATCGTCCAGCGCTTCCGCAACCTTTCGAATCTGGTCGCGGCGCATCGCATCCACCTGATCGGGCGCGGTCGGCTTGTATTCAAACGGCGCTTGATTAATCCGCGCTGTTGCGCCATCCTCAAGCAGTGGAGCAGGCGCGGGATATTCCGCCCCCGGTTCGATGAAGGGTTTGGACGATGGATTTCCAGCGGGTGCGGGCAGAAGCGGTTGATCTTGACCCGGTGTCGTGCTCAGTTCCCGATTGGGACCGCCTGATGACCCGCCCGCTTGCCGAGTTGAAGCGCCTCCCACATTGGCAGCAGGTTGAGCTAGCCCATCGGCTACGGCAAGCTGCCGCTCAGAATCAAGCTGCCGTTGATTCGCACTTCGCGCGCTACGTGCACGGACCTCAGCTTCGTTAGCAAGGGCCTGCCCTTCATGCCATTCAGTCCGCTTTGCGCCGATGGCCTTTGGCATCCTCGATATGCCATTGTAAATCTCTGAACCAGTGATACCAGAAAACGCGCCCTCCATGGCGGACCTCTTCAGCATGGCAGGCCAGTCATCAAGCTGCTCTTCGGCTTTCTTTTTGACGAAGTTTTCGCGCGGATAGTTGTCGCCATCCGCCATGTTTTTCTCAGCAGCGGCTTTGCGTGGGTGCCCGTCAGGAAGGTTCTCAACGAGCGCTTTTTCCGCGCTGTATTCAGGGTTGATCGTTTCGCCTTGAGCTTCGTGGTACGGCTTCATGACATTCACGCCGTAAGCGGCACCAGTGCCGCCGATGATTGGAAGGCCCACCCGAGCAGCTAGATTGAGCCCACCACCAATCGTTGGGCTGACTGGTAAATGGCCCATGCCCCATCTGGCAACCGCACCGCCACCAGCGCCTGCAATGAATGGAGCGCTACCACCAAGCGCCGTAATAATCTTCCCCGTTGGGGTTTCACGCCACGGGTCTTTGAGCTTTAAAGCGTCGTCGCGGGCGGTATATGCGCGTCGTTCTGCTTCTGAGTAGGCGTCATCCTTGCGCTTTTTATCGGTTGCTTCGTCTGCCCTCTTTTGCGCAAGCGCTGCGGCTTCATCAGCACGCTTTTGACCGGCGTCGGCTTCCTCTTTTCGCAAAGCTGCGTTGCGGCGGTCCTTGGTATCCTCCAAGTCTTTGCGGTTGAGGTCTTCGATGCTGCGCTGTGCCGTCACACGCGGGCCTGGGTTGTCTGCCGTTCCCGGTTTGAGGTATCCGGGTTCTCCCGGCTTCAATGCTAATTGGCGTTCAAGTTCGGCGCGTCGCGCCTGATCTGCGGGGCTCAAATCAGCCATAGCCGGTGACGAGAAACCCAATCCAGCCTGTTGAGCGCCCGCGATGCCAAGGCCGGTCGCACCAACGCCTAGTGCCGCCGCAAAACCCTTAGCTGTCGGGATCGTCATTGCCGTTTGAACGCCTGCGTTCGTCAGGTTCGCGAGCGACGGATCAGAGTAAGCATCGCTCAACGCCTTACCGGCAACGAACGGCTGATTGACGATACCCTCACCTACTGCCGTTGCCACTTGAGCCGGGACGGGCGCTGCATCCATCAAAGCGCCCATGATCGGGGCAAGACGATCTGCGGATGATCGTGGCAACACCTCTTGCATCCCGCCGCGTGCAAGCTCTTCGTTTGACGGCTCGCGCGAGCGCAGTTCGCCTTGGTCCATCCCGCGCGTCTTGTCCGACATTTCAGGATAGCGGCGGTCGATGTTGGCAAACGCGCGATTTTCAGGGCTGTGGTCGATCTGACCGCCCATCTGGTCCGTCTGCTTGACGGTGTAGCTGTTTGCCTCTTGCGGCATGGGCTGTGCTTGAGCCTGCCCGCCCATCGCCCGACGTTGGGCCGCCCGCTTCATTGCTTCTGTGAGGATGTCCATGTGTGATCCTTTAGCGGGGTGGGGCGGAAAGCAGGCCGCGCGGTTTGGGATTAGAGCGCAGCGGGTCAATCATGGCGTTGCCGACAACGGGCGCTGCAAGCGTCCCCCGCGTACCGGAAACTTGCCGAACGTTCCGCATCTGCTCAATGTTGCGCAGCGTGTCGAGTTGCCGGATCGGGTTAGTCTCCGTCAGCATCGGCACCATTTTTTCATTCCGGCGTTCGACGTACTTCGCGCCGCCCTTGGCAACCAGCAAGTCAAACAGCTTGCGTGGGCTGGCGTAATCCCAAGCGCTCGCCATCATGGCTGGGCCGTTCAGTTCGTTGATCGCTTCGCGAAGCGGCGTCGTCTGCGATCCACCTAGACCGCGATAGGTGCGGGTGATCGACTGTTCCTCGTGAAGCACTTTGAGCAGCGCCGCCGCGTCCTTCTTGCCTAGAACGCTCGTGATGATGTAGCGGCCAGCCGGGGTCAGGAACTTTGCAACGTGGTCGCCCGTATCGCCCTTGTTCATGACGTGGTTGGTGATCGATTCTGCCAATCCGTCGCGGTACATATCGATCTGAACTTGAGCGGCTTTCCTGGCTTCTGGCGTAACCGTGCGAGACTTAGCCGTCTGTTGCAGGTTGGACAGCGTTTGAAGCTCTTTGCGCGTGTCAGTCGTGATCCTGAACGAGGCCGACTGTGCATCGCCGTACAACCGGCGCGCAGCGGCATTTTCAGCAAAGGTATCGTTGGCCACACGCCACGTTGGGTTGGTGCGTGAAACCTCATCCATGAGGTCTTTTTTGAGAATCGTAAGTTGCCGCGTGAGTGGCGTTGGTTTTCCAAGGTTCATGCTCGTCTCAATCATGTGATCAAGATCAATCTTGGCCTCTTGGAAGTGCTCAACGTCTTTGAACGGGTTGAACGTCGCAGGCCGTCCCGGTGCCTTCTCGCTGAACAGTTCAGTTGCCGTGCGAAGTTTGGTTGCGATCTCAGTCTGACGACCTGCAAAGCGCGCATCAACCGGGTCCAGCACCGGAGCCAAGTCAAACGGCTGCTTGACCGCATAAGCCGCGTCGTAGGCTTGGCGTTCGGCCTCCTTCATCGCAGCCGCGCGAGCATGAGGATCGCCAGCCCGAACGATGTTGTCTGCCGCGTCGTTGATCCGGCCCGCTTGTCCCATCTGGCGTTCTGTCAACGTCTCAGCCGCAACCGCACGGCCTTGCCCCGGCGTCGCCATCCCGGCGCGCAGCGTCCAGTTCGTGTTATCGCCACCTGCAACGCCCGTCATGTTGGCGCGCTCAACGATGGAGACAGGGCTAGCATTGCGGGTGCTGAACGCATCCAGCGCCTTGCGCACCGCAGCATCACCCATCCCGACCTGTTGGGCGATGTCTTGGACACTATGACCTTCGTTCGCCAAGCGCGCGACGTTGGTGATCTCGTCCGTCGTCAAGCGTCCGTATTTTGGCACCTCGATTTGAGCACGCAGCGTTGCGGGTTCAATCGCGTCACGGGCGAGCGACCGATCCACAGCAGCAAGCGCGCCGGTATCGGTTCCGGCGAACTCGTTGCGAGCCGCCTGGGCGATACCAAGCCCTTCCCCAACTTTGTAGCCAACGGCACCTAACGGACCACCCAGCACGGCACCGATTGCGCCGCCGTGGGCAGCGCCTAGCGCGCGGTCCTTGAGTTCGGTCATGGTGTCAGCACCGGGCGCGCTTTCGGCGTGTCCTGCACCCGACAAAGCCCCATAGCTCGCACCTAATTTGATACCCTCACGAACGCCTTGACCAAGCGTCGAAACAGGGTTGGCCGTAAATGGAGTAAGGGCAGCGCGTCCGGCTTGAGCGGCAACGCCACCGCCCTTGATCAGCGCACCAGCACCGCCAAGCGCCACGGTTGGGATGATGCCGCCCGCGATCTCACCTGCAAAATGCGTCCACGGGTTTTGCTGACGGGACAACTCACGATCCTTGGCGTTCGATAGACCAAGTTCGTCGTCAAACCCGAACGTCGCACCTTCCACGCCACCGCGATACAGGCTTTCCATAATGCCGACTTCGCGCTCAGGAAGCGGCTTTGCATACCGCGACATGGCAGAGCTAACACCTGCGTCAATGTCGTCAATGTTGATCCGCATCGGACCCGTTGAAACCGGCGCACGGCTTTGCGGCAACGGCTGCCGCATTGATGGAGCCGTTACCGGATCGCTGCCGATGTCGTCAATGTTGATGACGTTTGCCATTTAGCGTTCCGGGTTCCAGTTGCTACGTGGGGCAGCGGCTTCGACTTCAAGCAACTGATTGCCCATCTTCTGAAAGCGCTTCCCCGGTTGCCCGATAGATGCACCATCAACCTCAGAGCCGTCTTGCATGGCGCGTATTTTTTCACGCAACGAACTCTGAGGCGCAAATTGTTGCTTTAGCCCGTCCTGGAGCTTTTGGATTTGTGCATCGCCGTCCTGTGGATTGAGCTTCCCACTCAACACACCTTGGGCAATCCGGCCCTTTTGGACTGAGTAGTCCCCAATAGAGCGGATTTGCTTGATGATCCCATTGCGGCCTTCCACTGTTTGTGAAAGAGACGGTAGGCTTTGGAACATGACTTCCAAATCCTTGTCAGACGTTGCGCCCGCGCCTTGCTGGCGGAGTCCAGGAGCCATCTTGTTGACGATGGACTGGAACATCTGCGCTTCATGCAATCCCTTTGGCTCCAGCCCCATCGACTGCAACCATGGGCCAACAGTAGGCATCATCGCCGCCATTTTTCCGGAACCAACAACGTCGGAAAGCTGCTGCAGACGATCAACGTCGTTCAGCATTGAAACGGCTGAGTTTCCGTCCTTGGCGTGGCCTTGATAGATTTCAGCGTTTTGTTTTGCGGCTGCTTTCTGAAACTCCTTGGCTTGGTCGCTTTCAACGCCTTCCGGCAATTTGCCCGTCAGAACGTAAGCTTGATACTGTCCGGTTCCAGGCTTAAGCCCGAACCGCTCTGCATCCCTTGCTCGCTGCTCTGTCTCGTTGTTTTGGAGCTCAATCTTCGCCATTTCCAGTGCGTTGACTTTGGACGAAAGCCCGTTCAACAGCGCAACGCCTTGCTTACGGGTGCCTGGGTTTTTGATCAGACCTTGCGTGGCCTGCATCTGGCTTTGGATGGTGGCAATCTGCTTGTCGTACATGGCCAAGCGCGGGTCAGCATTTGGCTGGGCTTGCGCTTGCGGCTGTGCGGGCTGAGTTTCTGGCTGTGGAGCGGCGTTCGCGGTTGCGCCTGTCATCGACCGCATCTGCTCATCGGACGGCTGTGCGGGCTGCTCTGGTGCCATTCCTTGCGCCGGGGCCTGCAACGGCTTGGGCATAGTAGGGCCAGCCGCAAGAAGGCTACCCCTAGCAATCGCCAGGGCACCCGCATCACCGTCGCGCGTTGGGTCGCTCGCACCGGGAATACCCTTGGCGACGTTGCCACCCGCAGCGTTGGCTAATTCACCGCCAGAGATAGCAGGACCAGCGCTCATCTGTGGCGCTGGCGTGTAACCGTTGTTTGGGCCTGATGCCAACATGCTGGTTGATTTCGGCTGTGCGCCCGGTGATGGCGACCCCTGATTGCCACCACCCGTCAACGCTTGGGTGTAGTTGTCCCATGCGGCTGCGTCAGCCGACTTTTGACCTTGCAGAGCCTTAAGGTATTCACCATGCCATGCGGCCTCATTGATTTTCTCACCGATGTACGTCAGCCCTTCGCCCACGTTGCGGGGCGCACCCGAGCCCTTCGGCTTGGCTTGGCTCAGTGCAAACTGCGTATATTCTGGTCCAGCCGTTGTCGGGTCAGCCGCTTGCACTTGATCAATGGGGCTTTGCTGCGATAGAATTTTTGGCAGCTTGGCAATTGCTGGAAGCTGAAAAAATGGCGTCTGTTGCTGTGCCATCAGGTTAGCCCCCAAATCCGGTGAATGATCCGTTTTTCCACGTCACGCCCATCTGTCCGTTGTTCCATCCCCACTGGGGGCCTTTTGGTGGAGCCGAAAGCATTCCACCGGGCGGCTTTGGCTTGGCGACGTTGGCCGGTTGTGGTGCGGGCGTTGTCCCGGTTGCTTGCGGCTGTGCCTGTGGCGTCGATGGTGCTGGCGCACCAGATGGCGGTGGTGGTGGCTGCACGGGTTGAACGTCGCCAGCGCCTAACGCCATGCGGCCCGAAGTTGGGCCTTGGGCAATCATCGACTTCGGCGGTTCCGTTGGGCCGGGAGGCGGCTGCGGTGGAGCTTCTGTTGGTGGCGCAGCTTGTGCGATGATTGCGGGCTGCGACTTGGCTTGGATCGGCGTAGCGCTCGTAGGAGGGCTGGGAGCAGGAGGCGCTGAAATCATGCCAGCCGGTGGAGCCGGAAGCGTGCCCGTTGCCGTACCGTCGTCGTAACGTGAGCCCTTGAGCGGGTTGCTGTCTGCCATGGGGCGCGGGTTGGTGCCGTACCCGTTCGCAACCTGAAACGTATTGGCAAACTCAGGGCCTGCCGTCTTTGGATCTTTCCCCGGTGCCCACTTGGCATCACCAGGGCGAGCCACAACACGCGGATTGTTGTCGTGGACGTACAGCATATCCTTGTTGCCACGGTCGAATGCGCCTTGAAGCGTGTCCCGTTGCTGCTCTGGTGTAAGACCGCCCATGTGCAGGACTTCACGGCCCGCAGTCGGGTGCATCATCGTTCCAGTGCGCTCGTTAAAGCCGCTCACAGCCTTGTCGGGTGGCGTTTGCCCATACACCGGCATGTTTGAGGCAAACGACGTGGCAGGCTTCACAACCGGCATCGGTGCCGTAGGTTGTCCGGGAACCGCCGTCATTGGCATCGGCGCTTCTGAGATGATGTTGTTGTTCATCGCGACGTTCGCGAACCCGCTTCCCGGAGTAGCAGGGGGAGGGGATTTGAGCATACTGCTTGCGGTGCTCACGACGCCCTCATTGTTGACGGTTTGGGGTTGTGTGAACTTTGGCTGTGCAGAGGCTACCGGCTGCCCGTTCCCGTTAAGGTACATCGAATGCGCAGCGCTTAGATGTTCATCGTTCAGCCCAAAACCAGCCTTACTGCCTTTGCCTGACTCCCAACTAAGCAGTGCCTTCAAGAGACGTGGCGCAAACTTGGGGTCGCGGATCATGTCTCGCGTAATGACGGTGTTGGGGCTGATGCCGACTTCTTTTGCTACGTACGCAGCATACGAACCGGAAGAATTGCCACCCGACCATTTGTGGATGAAGTCGCTGAGCGGCTTGCCCGCATATTGCCGATCCATTAGCTCAAAGTTTGCAGCCGCACCCGATGCAGCGTTGGGAAAGTTGGCGATCAAATGCCCGCCGCCGATGGTATCAACACCGTCCATCCCGTACTTTTTCATCCACCCGGCGGGGTAAGTCGCACCTGGGTTATTGTGGCGGATGTTGGCCGGGATTGAGCGGTCATAACGGCGGTTGCCTGCCCCATGATTTGGCGATGCATGAACGGTCGTCTTCCAATCACCGATTGCCGGTGCGGACTGTGGCGACTGAGCTTCGCTGATCTTGCGCTTTCCCGCAGCTTCGAAGTCTTCAAGCCAGCCCATTGCCTTTGCCAGTCTCCAAATATAGCGTTGCGATTAAACTCAGGGGGTACGCAATGGGACTATTACTGACCGCTACCGCACTCGCACTTCAAGTCGCAGCGCCTCAAGAAGAACCGGCGCGCTACTGGTACAATGAGTGCTCTAAGCAAACGCTGACTTGCCACGGCTATGTGCGGGGTGTGTTCGAAGCGACGCAAATACTGGCAGGACAATCCGGGTCGAAACTCGTATGCGCACCAGACCAATTTAGCGCGTCCAGCATGGCTGCCTACATGGTTAAGACCATGAACGAACCCGGCAACGAGGAGATGAAAACCATGTCGTTTTCGGGCCTAGTTATCGCTGCGCTCGAAAGCAGTTACCCCTGCAAATAACAATACTTACACCGAATCGCGCACGCAATCGTTTTCGCGTCAATGGGGGCCGTTTACCGCAGCATAATCAACCGCAAGGAACCCGTTCGGCATAAGCGCAACAGCCTCAGGCATGACCCGTGCCAACTCTTGCGCCATGACCCCAACCCGGCGAACAGATGGCGCATCCCAGACATACCGCCAAGCGTACCAGCCAAAGCCACGCGCATCGTCCAACAGATGAACAATGTCAGCCTTCAAGCGCCGGTCGCTCATCATCATCGGAAGCGAAATCAGGTTCCCCGCCAAGCCCATCAGCCCGCCCATCATCGACTGTTGCTGCTGAACCTTCGTTTGCCACTTCTGCATGTCCATTTCAGCGGAGCGGTAAACACTTTCGGCAACCGGCGTCTGAGCGATGGTGCCAGCTTTAAACGGCTGGAACTGCGGAACCTGAATTTGACCACCATGCACAAGCGCACCGATCTCGTTCATCGGCTGTGTGCGCTCAACAATCAGTTCCTGCAACTGCTGTTGCCGTAGCGTGTTGACGTAGTTCGCGGCCTCGACAAGAACCGAAAGCTGCTGAACCTGTGCCATATTGCGGAACTGGAATATCAGCACTTGGCGTTGAAATTTCTTGTCTGAAACCCCGTTCGCAAACTCGCCTTTCATGCCCTCAAGTTGTACAATCCGGGTCTGCTCTTGCTGGGCAACCAAGAACGCTTGCAGCCGCGCATCGTTGTTCTTGCGGTCGATTGCCAGCATGGCCCGGTCATAGGCGACCATGCCGGGGAAAAGCCCTTGGTTTGCAAGAGACGCCACAGCCGCATCGTGGTCAATCGTGTACTGGTATTCTAGCCGCTCCAGGATCGCATCGCGCGTCGCCGTGATGTGTGCCGTCAGGTCAGCCGCACCAATCGTCTCAACGGGGAACGTCCCGGCATCAGGCCCGGTCAGGTTCAGCGTTGGCGCAACAGGCGAAGCCCTGTGAGCCGGAAGCGAAGCCAAAGACAACCGCTGCGTCACGAGGTCGTTCAGCGTCCGAATTTGCTGTAGCGCGTACTCGTTGGACTCCAGCGAAATATCCAATTGCTTGTCGAAGCTGTCTTGAGCTTTCGGGACAAGCGAAGTCGTCTTCTTCCAACGCTTAATATAGCGCGTGCCGGTGATGGCACCGTTCGCATCGTATGTGTTAGTCGCATAATCCCCTGGCATCTGCTCGAAGGTAACGCCGCCGTCTGGGCGCACCTCGTCAGCGTTTGACAGAACAGTGTTCGCGAACGCGACCTCAACATTTGCCATTTGTTGCGCAGCAGCAGTCTTATAAGGGTCAGGTGTTGGTGGAGGTGATGGGGCTTTGATTTTAACCTCCTAAGGCCATTGTTTGTTGGGTTTGGTGCGGCAGGTCACGTTGAAACGCTGTGCTTTGACAACTCAAAATCCTTAATCTAGTTTGGAGGTGCGAGGCTACCAATCTAACAAAAGGCTCCAACAATGGCAAAGCACTCACTCGAAATCCGCCGCCGCTTCTGGTCTAAGGTCAAGAAGAGCGGAGAACGCAACGGCTGCTGGGAATGGCAAGCAGCCAAGGGAACAAACGGCTACGGCGCTTTTTCTCTGAACGGAAAGCCTATGATTGCAAGCCGGGTTGCCTATGAAATCGCTCATGGCATTGGATCAATTGGGATGCTCAACGTCTGCCACAAATGCGACCGCCCTGGCTGTGTGAGGCCAAGGCATCTGTTTTTGGGAACTCACAAGGACAACCTTGCGGACGCGGCGAACAAGGACCGGATGCCATACGGGGATAACGGACCAGCGGCACGTCACACATCAGAGACAATTGAGGCTATCAAACTAGATCGTGCTGCGCTTATGACGTACCGCGCGATTGGCAAGAAGTACGGGCTGCACGAGAAGTGCGTATCCGAAATCCTTCGTGGTAAGATGCGTGTCCGTGAGTACGATCCTGCAAACAAGAAGCTTGTCGAACTTGTCACGATGGGCCGTCGCAGCATCACACAGGCTCAAGCCGATGCTGTTTTGAGAGGACTGGCGCTAGGACTTACTCCCACGCGGCTTTCAATCACGTTGCAAGTGCCGCTTGGGATTATCTCAAAAATCCGCCACGGTAAGGCGTGGGTGCATCGACTTGGCGTTGATGGGCTTCCAACGATGGACGTTCTTGACCGCGTACAGGGCAAAGCTCCAAACTCAAAGCCGAACACCGATCCTGAAATTGTTCGGCAGATCGAGGCCGCTATTTTGGCAGGTGAAAAGCAACAAGTGATCGCAGACAGGTTCGGGTTAGCTCAGACTGGCGTTTCGTACATAAAAAAACGTCTGCTTTCCCGTTCTACTCCCCCGCCGCTTGCAGCGCCGCGATAAGCGCTGCTCTCTTGCTTTGGTCTTGGGTTAGGCCAGCCATGGGAGCGGCTGTGGCGGGGTTGCCGTTTAGCTGCAAATGCTGTGACATTTCTGGATGGTCGTTAACGATCCTACGCAATTCTTTAGCCAGCACCGGAGACGTAGTTTTTATATAATTGGGGTTCGTCAAATATGCGCGGAACGCCTCAGCCATGATTTCGCTAGGTGCTTCTGACGGCGGATACCCAAAATCTTCAGGAGTAGCATGACCATGGCGCGGGAAATCCGTGCCTGCGCTTAGCTCATGGTAAACCTCTGATGCCCCTCTTGACCCCGATGGGCTAATCGGGGCATTGCCGGTCATGTCATCAATATGATGGCCAAGCTCATGCGGGATGACGAGATTTCTCTCGCTATCGGTTAGCGTATCAAGATGGCGAATCTGGCGCTTCGCTACACCTCCAGAATCAAACGTTAGGGCTGATCCAACAGCGCCTGGTCGTCCAGGGTCAACGCGGCCCTCTGGTGCGGAATGAGATTGTATCCCAAGTCTTCCAAGTAATCCGCTGATGTCATCTGGGGATAGAGGTTCGTTTGCGCCGCCGAAAGTGCGTCTTCCTGCGACGTATGGGGCCGTGAGTGGCCTCCCATCAATGTCATGCGTAAGGATGCTTCCTCGCGCGCCTTCAAGTGCGTTTTTGTAGTCGTCACTGAAAGGTCTTTCTCTTAACCGTATTGGTGCGAAGCCAACTTCATGCTTGTTCTTTATATTAACATTTTTAGGATGTTGCGTCAATTGGCTTGGTCCATCCGGAACCGCCCCCGTGCTCATCTGCGGGCCGCCATGTTCGCTGGTTAATGCGCCGAACACGCCGACAGTGGATTTGTCGCCGGGGTTGGTGAATAGATCGTTGTCGCTAAACCTGACAGACGGATCATCCAGCAATCGCGCATCATTGAACGACCGTGACTGAACCTCAACCGGGCGCGGCAACTCCATGTTGTTGGCCGATGTGCTCCTGACATTCTCTGTGCGCCGTAGTTCTGTTTCCGCGTTGTAATCTGCCATCGTTTTGCGGTAGAGCGCACTGATCTCATCAGGTCCAGCGGCGTATGGAATACCCAGCCCCGAGTTATCACCGTACGCGTCGTTAAAACGCGCTAGCTCTGGGTGATCTGCATAGGCTCCAAACGTCGTGAATGGCCGGGTCGGCGGCATTGGCTCTGACGTTACGCCCTTGTGTAAATTCAGGAGCCACTGCCCAAAAACAGCGGGGTCCTTTGAATTGCTGTTCATGATAGCAACGCCGTACTGGTCGCGAAGCTTTTCAATCAACGGCTCAGCCGCGTCTATGATCTGCCGATTTGTTGCGCCGCGCAAAATTGCATCGCGAATTGGCTGCTCGATTGCTGTCGCCGGGTCATTCTTGGCGTTGGCTGCAATGCGTTTGGTAAGGTCAAAAGGCTCCACGCTCATCTGTGGGCCGTTGCCGCCGTGCGTGAGTTTGCCCCCCGCCATCCCGACACTTTCCCCACCGCGCACACCAGCCGACAACAGCCCGCCCATCGGCAGCGTGCCCGCAACGTTGAGCGTATCAGGGAGCGCATTGTATCCGCCAAGCTCGCCATCGCGCGGAGCGTGTGCCGTAGCAGGCGTGCCGGTGATGCCATAGCCCGTCGTCGCCTGATGCAGCCGATCCGCAGCGCCGTACACCTCCTGCGGCATACGCAGCAGGCCCGCCATCGTGTTGTGAGCCATGCCGCCAAGGCTCGGGCTGTTGCGCTGTTCGTCGCCAGCCTCCGGATTGAGGCCCGTTGCGCCTAAAATGCCCTTTTGTGCCTACGTGAACAAGCCCGTGTCGTTGCCAACCGGCGTCGTGAGATTTGACCACGCCTGCGGTATCCCGCCACCCGGTTTTGGGCCGTTGGCTTGGTTGCCCTGATACTGGCGTTCAAACGCATCAGGTTCCAGCGCCTGAACAACGCCGGGGTACGTTGGCTTTGTTTTCTGCGCGGGTTGCCCGAACGTCGGCTCTTGCCCGTTCAAAACACCGGCTATGGCGCGATAATCGGCCATTTATGCCGCTTCCTGCTTCCAGAGTGGGCACGTCTCTGGATAGAGGCCGAACACCCCCACATCACCGCCACCCGCTGCCATAAAGCGCTTACGGCCTTCGAGTTGGAACCCGAGCTTCTGCGCGCTGCGGACCGACCGCTCGTTGCTCATTTCGATCTCTGCCGTGATCCGGCGAACTTTGAGCTGTCCGAATGGATAATCGAGAACCTTGCGAAGCGTCGTCGGATGGGCCGATGCGATGTTATCGACGGCAACGCAGACGTGAATGTCTGAAACGTCGTTCTCTTTCTGCCAGTTGTAGAAGTAGCAGCCTGCGAGAATGTCGAGTTGGCCGTCTTGCTTGCGGAAGTTCTCAGGGGCTTGCTCTTTGAGGATGCCAAACCCCACGAACAGCGTTGGCACGATACCGCCGCCCATGCGCTCGTTGACCCACACAGCAATTTCAGCGTCCATGCCGTAGAGAACACCGTCGATAACGGCGGGTTGTGGTTTGGCTGGTGAGGTGTCTTCGCTCAAGGCTGCGCTCCCTTTCGTTCTTTCAACATGCGCGGGGTTACGCCGTAAATTTCGCGCTGACGGGCTTCGACTTCCATCGGGTGCATGCCGTAGCCATACCAGCACAGCAAGCCGAGATATTTGAGTGTGAACCAAACCGGGCCGAGCCGCTTAATCTGGTCAAGGTGTTCGCGCTCGTGGACGTGAACGCTTTCGTCGTCAAAATAATCTGGTAGTATGTACGCAACGCCCCAAGGCATCGCGATGCCAACCCCACCAAGCGACTTGAGCACCCAAGACCAAAACGGTCCCGCCTTCACGATCAAAGCGGGCCTCCCTTTTGGAACATGATGTCTGTGCCGGTGTAGATGACCGGGCAGTTTGCAGCGACCGCGAGCAACAGCGAAAAGTTTTGCCCGCTTCCCGTCATCGACCGCCATTGGCGCTGTGCTGGCGTGCTTTCACGTTCCCAGTCTGCGGGCTGCATCGGCCATGAGATTTCATCCCAGTACCAATGCCGGTTAGCAATCCAGCGGGCGGCAACGTCGGTTGATGTTGCGCGGTAGTCCGAAATGAGCCGCGTATAGGCCCGGTAAGGCTGGGGTGCCGTCATCTGGAGCCGCCCACGGGTTGCGAACTTTCGGTTTGCAGAGCCGAGCTTGTTGTAGGCGTGGGCAACAACACCACGAACCGGAACCTCTGTGTCGTTTTCAGCGTCGTAGTCGGTGTTTCCGGTGTACTTCACCACCGTGCCATCGTTCATGCCGAAAAACAGCCCGTCCGTCGTTTGGGCAACGCTTGTCGCGTCGATCCCGGTAAATTCCGACCATGCGTTGTTGCACAACACGAGTTGCCGCGCTGGTTGGTTGCCACGGGTGCAGTTGATGACCATGAGGCCAGCGCCTAGAACGTCAACACCTTCCCAGATTTCGCCAGTGGCACGGGATGCGACCGCATCAAACCAAGCCTGATAGATCGGCGTTGTATGGGCTGCGATCACCTTCTTTGCATCGGGATTGGGCAAGCCGCCCGGAACGTCAATCAGACCATCAACCGTCATGAGGCCAAGGCTTCCACCCATTTGAATGAATGGTTTTGCCCCTACAAGCTTCGGAACCGACCACGTTCCAACGTGCTGCCACGTTTGCGCATTGTCAGGATCGTTACCGGCATAAATGACAACCTCACCATTCGCAGAAACCGCAACAAGCTGGTCTTGGGCGTCTTTTGAGGCATCCCCGCTAATTGCTGCGATGGCAACGAGGTTGCCGCCCTTGGTCAAGTGCGGGGCAAAGAAGATAGGTGCAGCCTTACCCTGGACTGACTTAGGCGGCAGATACCAGACCGTTGCCGTTTCGCGCTCGATTGCGAACAACCGGCGCACATGATGCAACGGACAAATCAGGTTGCGGCCATCGACGCCGGTAATATCGCAACCACGCCATGTCGCGCCATCATACCAATGGGCGCTATCGAGTGGGGATGAGTTCATGACGACAAGGCGAGGCCCGCCATCGTTCGCTAGCGTCACGCCCTGCCAATCGTCGGCGTGCATGCTGAACAGCGGCGCGGCGGGAAAGTCGGTCGCCGTCGAAACGTCAAGAAGCGAGCCGCCATAGCCTGCAAACAACTTCGACCCGAACGGGATCAGCGATTTGATCGCACCGCCGATGCCAGTAACATGTTTGGCCAGACCGTCGCGCAAATGCAGACCATCAGGCCGCACAATCCAGTTTTGCAGCCGTAGGGCGCTGTCTGGTGGCATTCCAGTAATCGGCGCGTTCGTGACCCACCCCTTGACGGGAAACGGGATCGTGCGCTGATCCGCTTGGGTGATCGTGGCGCTTTTCGACACCGGCAACATCAGAACTGCCACCCTGTAACGGTTGGAAGTGGCGGCTCAAGCATTGCCGGTACGTCCATCGACCGAACCACATGACCGCCGTTGTCCATTTTGATGGCGTCGGCAATCGTGTGCTGGAACAGTTGGAATTCAGCCGCGCTATCGAGGCGTTCCGTCTCCCGCATCGCCCACGCAAGGCCACGAAGCATCAGATCGTCGTCAAAAATCGGCGTGTCGCTATCCGCTGTAAACGCCATGATCTTGGCACCGGCTGCGTTGGTGCCGACGTTCTTCGTCACGTACTCAAAAGAGACGAGCGGCGCATAGGTAGGCGCAAATCGCATCACCTTGCCGGTGAGGTAGTATCGCCACAAGCCAATCCCTGGATAGCGCAGCATTTGCGTGTGTTGGGATGGCGAAACAGGCACCAGCAACCGGCGCGCGTTCACATCGTAGATCGTATCAGGCACCAGCCGCTTGAAGTCGGCAGGCATGGGAAGCGGAACACCTGCCGATGCCTGCAACTGCACGCGCTCTTTGAGCACGCCCCATGCATAAGCACCGGCAAGGTGATTGATGACCTTAGTGAAGGCAACACGAAACTTAATATCGGTCGTGTCGCCTTCGTTGTGCGAACCAAACAGCGTGACAGGCCGGGTTAGGGCTAATTCGTCAGAGATTTGGCGCGCAAGGTCGAGAATGTTCACTCTGCGGCTTCCACTTCCTCAACATAGCGGCGGGTGTATGGGCGTTTTGCCTTGGGTTCGTCGCCAGTGGTGCCAGTGGCATTCGCCGTCGCGTTGGCGAGAAGCTGGGCAACCATCGCCTTGAGTTCTTCGATCTGGTCTTGCTGCTTGCGGTTGGTTTCGGCTTGCTCCCGCTCCACCATCGTCAACCGGGCACCGTTGCCGGATGCCATTTCGCGTTGGGCGAGGTCGCGCAATCCCTTAGCGTTGGGAAGCTGAACGCGGCCCATGCGGCTGTCAGAAGCGCGGCCCAATTCTTCAACCGTCTGAAATCCAGCCGCCCGCAAAATCTGCTGTTCAAGAGCGCCAATCGCGCCCCATTCAGCAAGCGGCGTGCCTTGGACCGGACGGCCCGACTTAGCGAGCCACGATTCATAAGCCGAACGGATGATGTTCTGTTTTGCGTGAGCCACGGCCTGCGGAAGGTTGCCAGGGTCAAGGTTTCCAAGATCGAACAGAATATCATCAACCGGCGACGTGATGGAGAGATACGACGAACGGCCAGGAAGGCCATAGGTCACATCGATGATGGTCTTTTGAGTGCCATCCGAGAGAGTTTTCACCCTCTCGGCAAAGCCTTCAACACGCAGATCGACCTGAATCCCCTTCGGCAATGCCGCCGAAGGAGGGGCTGCGTACACTTTTCCATTTTGATGGGCCTGCATGTGCTGTGTGTCCTTATGCGATGGCGTCGGTGATCAGGCTGTCAAGCTTGACAAACCCGTACTCGTTGGCAGCAAACGCAGCCCCGTCCGCCGTTGCAGCGCCAGCCGTTGCCGTAATGGCACCCGTCGAGGCGTTGTAGGTGCAGGCAGCATCGGCCACGATGGCAGCGGATGCTTTGCCGTAGGCGTAGACAGCCCCATCGTTGGCAATCGCAACCTCTTTGAGATTGTGACGGGCCTTGAGGCTGCGGCGGGTTGCAGAGAACCCGACTTTGCCGAATGAACCAAAAGAAGGCATGTGTCAGTTCTCCCCTATTATGCCGCGTCGAGCAGCAGGCAGTTGGTACGGCGCGAAGTCGTGAGCTGTTGGCCCGCCCACAGGAACGGGATCACAATCCCATCCGCGTTGACTGGCGTCTTGTAGGGCTGCTTTTTCCACTTGAGCTCGGAAAGCTCGCACAGTTCCCAATTCTTGGTCGTGAGCATGTAGGCACGCTCAGCAGCGCCAGCGAAGTTGACGTTCACATCGTGGATCACGTCAGCGCCTTTGTAGGCCACGTTCTCCTGAGCGCCGTCCGCCTTTTGACTGTCCATGTAGCGAATTTGCTGCTGGATGGTGTCTTCGTAGGCGTTGTAAACGTCGTTCGACGCCACGATCAGATCGGGCGAAGTCGCGTTGTAGGAGGCCAGCAAGAACGCCTTGTTGAACTCCTTGCGGATATTGGCCTGCCAAGCGTCAGTACCTGACATTTCGAGGTACTTGTTCTGCCAGTTGGTGTAGAGGGCAGAGTTGATGCCTCCGACCGTTCCCGCGCCGTTTGCCTGAATCCAAGCCTGCAGACCCATCATGCCATCAACCACGGTGCCATCCGAATAGACTTCGGCAGACATGTGGTTGGCAATCGAGGCTTCGCCCGCCGTGATCTTGGCGTCCACCAGCGAGTAAGCCTTTTCATGCCCCTTATTCTGGCGCATTTCGTCACCGGAGATGATGACGTACATGTATTTTTTCGACCAATCGACGTTGAGGTTCGAGAAGTTCTCGCCTTCGTCAATGTTGTGTGCGCCAAGGCCCGAATAGTTCCCGACCGTGGTGTTCGGCATCAGGATCACGGGGCGTTCAAAGCGCGATCCGCCCGATACGTCCTCAGTGATCCGCTTCTTTTTCTTGAAGTGGTTGTATAGGGCATTCATGCCCGTGATGTTGTCGGTTGGCGTGCCTTTGCGGTTCGCAAAAGTAGACGCCGTGACTTCATCGAATGCCTCGTTGATAGCCATTCGGTGTTCCTATTATTTGGACATGCCGCGTTCCCAAGCTGCCGCTGCTGCGGCCTTGGCGTCGGCATAGATTGCGGGTGAATTGCCGGGGGCACTTGTGACGTTGATTGCGCTGGCGGACCTTGCGGCGGCTGCGGCTTTCTTCTGGGCTTCGATCCGGTTTCGGTCGTCAGCCGCCTTGCGCTCTGCTTCCAGCTTATTGCGGGTGACGGGATCGGCCCATCTGGCGCGCTCATAAGCATCTTTAAGGATATCAACTTGCGACAAGTGCGGGGAGGCTGCCCGAATGGCAGGGATCAACGCGGTAATTTGGGGAGACAACAAATCGAAATCCGGCGCGGATGCCGCGAAGCTTTCGACGGTGTTGGTCAAAGAGCTGATCTGCTGCTCTTGCTGGTAATTCTGCTGTTGCGCAGCTTGAGCATCGCGGGCGCGAAGTTCGCGCTCCATGCTCTCAAGCCGCTGCTCTAGGAACGTCTGCTGGCTGCGTTGCTGATGCGTCTCAGGATCGGTGATCAGCGACACAAGATCAATGCTGTTGCGTTCGGCAAACGATCTGAGGAACGTCGCCGGGTCTTTCTGGGCAAGACCAACCCACTCCATAGCATTGCGGATGCCAGTTGCAGGATCAACGCCGTCGCGTTGGAAATAGTCAGAATAAGCGGTCGTCGCTTCGGCAAGAGGGCGAAGCGCTGCGATCTGGCGTCCCTGATGGCTGATCTGGTCATGTGCCTGTGCTTCGCGTTGCTGGTGATACTGGCGGACGCTTTCGGGGGCCTTGGCCCAATCCTCCCGAATGCGAGCTGGGAGATAGTTTGGCACATCGACTGCCAGTGGCTTTTGAGGATCGCCATTGGCACCAGTGGCAGTGATTGGTTCTGTTGGGTCAACGGCCTGTGTTGCATCACCAGCCTTAGGCGCGAACTTGCCATCTGGACCGCGTGCCTTATCGCTAATGGCACCAGTGGCGGTACCTTTCGGCGTGTCGAGGTGCTTATCAAACGCAGCCTTAGCAGCGGCAAGTCCAGCCTCTTTCGATCCAACGGCAGGCTCTGCCGGGTGGGTTGTCTCTACCCGTTCCGTTGGTTCGGTGGATACAACCGGCTCGCTGCCAGTGGCACCAGTGGCGGCAGATGTATCTGCGGTCTGGTTGTCTTCGAGGCTCATCGAACGGCTCCTGGTAAAAATCGGCTGAGGTATTTACGGTGTTCAGCCTGCAAATCATGCCATCGTTGCCGCCACGCAGAGTCGGCGCTGGCCCGCATTGACGCCGGCGTCTCTCCATCGGTTGCGGGAATTGGCACTGTAATGTTCCCGTTGCGCATGTAGCGCGTGCGCTTGGTTGAGCGAGCAAGCATCCAATCGGCTTCGTTCACGTTTCGGATCATTCTTAAAGGCCCTTTCCGTCTGCAAATTTAAGTTGATGGAGCGGCACGCCGTTGAGCGTCATCGGCTTGAGCTTGGCGTCACGGGTCTTTTTCTCGCTATCGAGGTATGACTTCACGTTGTCGGAGGGCTTCAAGCCGCGCTTCTTGCAAAACGCATCGTTGGCGAACCCCTTCTCGCGTTTAGGGTTGACGCGCTCCCAAGAGATTTTGCCGGTCTTCTTGGCCTCTTCGCGCTGGTGGGAGCGTGAGCTAATCCACTTGCCGGATGGGTGCTGATGCTCGGGAACGTCCCGGATGATCATCGGGCACTTGATTTCTTCATGCTGGTCAATCTGGCGACGGTAGCCGGTCGCGGCGTTGTAGTGGCCGGGTTCCTCAAAACTGGCGTCCGGCGATGGCTGGGGGAACCGCTTTGCAAAATGCTCCTTCGATCCTACCCAGACATATGACGGGGCCTCATCTCGCTTGCGTCCGTCCTTGTGATACCACCCAGAGCCTTGGAACTTCGCGCCGTAGATGCCTTCGAACCGGTTGCCGAACGCGACGTGGTTCTCGATGCGGATACACCGTTCGGTCAATTCAGCACCTCTTCTAGCTGTGGCGGAAATGGCGAGCCTTGGACGTTGCCGACTTGCGAACGGGCCTGTTGGCTCTTGAGCTGGGCAACTTCGATTGAAGCTTGAGCCTTGAACTTATCGGCGTCGGCCTTGACCTTCACGGCTTCGCTCTTGGCGCTTTCCGCATCGGCTGCTTTCTGCTCAGCCTGTTGCTGGGCAGGGTCGGGCTGCTGTGCCTGTTGAGCTTGCTGCGCCATCTGACGGGCGGCGTCGATCATGCCGTCTAGTGCATCCTCAGCATCCTTGCCGAGTTTCGCCTTGCGGCACATGCCGGTAAATACCGTGGTCAGTGCAGGCATGAACTGCGGGGCAATCGGAGCCGCTGTCATCATCGCTTGAAGCATCGCACCAGCCGAGTTCGTAAACTGGGCCATCTGGCCCAAGTCTCGCTTCACGTCGGCGGCAATCGTGCTGTCCGTCTCAATGTCGATGATGTAATCCAGCATTGGGGATCGCAGGATTTTCGCGACCTCGTCACCCTCTTGGAACTGAATGTTGGTCATTGCGACCAGCGTTGAAACTTGGAACTTGCTACTCAGAATGTCAGCCAGCTTGCGGATGATGTTGCGGATGAACATCTGTACTTGGGCTTGCTCACGCCGAACGCGCTGGCTTCCCCATGTCGCCTTGATGTCTTGAGCGCCTAGGGTTTCGTTCGGGTTCGTCGCACCGCGCAAAATGTCAGATATGCCGGTCTGCTCAAAAATGGTCTGTTTGATCGCTTCGCGGTGCTTATACAGCGCGTCAAGAACGGCAACGATCCGCTCAATCGGCCACCACATGACGGCTTTTTCAAAGTTGGCACCGCCACCCTTTAAGAACTCGGACACGTCCTCAGCCGCGACGAACTCACCGTCTGACATATCCTTGAGGCGCGCGATGTCTGGCATTGCCGCGCCGTTCGCAACCCCTTTGACCTGCAACTGATTGGTAAGGGCCGTGATGCGCTTGGTGACACGCTCAAGCTCTTGCATGAGCGGCTTGCAGATTTCATAGGGGCAAATCGGGACCAGTGAGCCGACTTCTGATTGCTGGATCACTTCGCCGGGAAAGAAGTCCCGCAACTTTAGAGGATCAGGTTCAACCAACAGCGGCTGCGTCTTGTCTTGGTCCGAGATGAAGAAGCAAGACCGTGAAGCCTTGTCCCAAATCTCATAAACCTTGATCGTGTTGTAAACGCCGCGTGCTGGCTTGCCGTCCTTTGTTTCGGTGATGTCAGTCCGCTTGGTGCCAAACGAAAACTTCTTCATCCGCTCTTCAAGGGCAGCCTTGGGGTCTGCCACTGGCACCACTGGCGCATTCGGATCATGCGTTGCCGTTGCAATCGAGCGCTCAACAAGGCGCTGGACCTCTTCGCGCTTTAGATCGTGCTCGTATGCCTCAAACGGCATTGCCGACCACGTATTGGCGGGGCCGCGAATGTATCGGTTGTAAGGGACGTTCTCAGGGTAGCACTCTTCATGGACCAATGGCGCGAAATGCTCACCCGTTGTCGGGTCCGTCTGCATGTTCTGCTGATCGTGAAACGGCTGATAGCGAACGCGAACAGCGCCGCGACCTGGGGTCTTGTGGCTACGGACGGCCTCAAGCATGATGTCGTCAAACGCGATCATGTCGAGTGTCGCGGTCAACGCACGCTCAAGCACTTGAGCTGCGATGCGCGATGGTTGACGGTCGTTAACGGGTGCAGCGCCTGGAACTGGCTGTTGCGCCGGTTGCGCGCCATTTAGCGCGTTCATCCGGTCAAGTTCAGCCTCGTCTTGGAAACGGCGGCGAATGTCAACCTTGGGCGTAGCCGAATACAGCGCCGGAACAATCGTCTCGATATTCGAGAAGAAAATGTTGAACGCGGTTTTTTCTTTGCCGTTGTAAATCTTGACGGCCTTCTCAGCCGACGTGCGCCAATCCTTTTCCTCTTCGCGCGCAAGCTCAATCTTCGACAGCCACAGCTCAACCTGTGTCTTGCCGGTGCCGAGTGCTTGCTCGTCGCTATCGATAGAGGCGTAGTCGTGGCTCAAGCGCTCAGAGTTCCTTTAAGCGGCGTTGCATTTTGATGATTTGGTCGATGTCCATAGACGGAATGAGTGCGCCGCCGTGGCCGATCTCGAAGCCGTAGTCTCGGGCGGGTTTATTCACGACCTTGGGCACTTCGATCTTGATAGGGCAGTTGACCGCGAACTCACCAAAGCTGTCGGACGCGTGCGAGGCTTCATCGTGGATCGGCGTCGTGTAGGTTCCGAGCGCATCGTTGAACTTGCGGCGGAACCGGCGAAGGCGCTTTAAACCTGCCTGAACGCGCGGCGTATTGTGGAACCTCGTGATTGGCAGCATCGAACGCACTGCCGGAATGCGGTTGTCGTTGCGGTCTGGCACGCCCTTAGCCAAGGGCTTCAAGCCGAGCGCATCCAAGATTTGGTGCCTATGTCGCCCGCCCGCGCCTTGCTCACGAACGCGAACGTCGTGTGGAAGGAAGTGCTTTTCATAGCGGAACGGTTCTGTTCGCCCTAGGCGCTCCATAGCCATTGGCTGTGACCAGCCGTCAAACTTATGCTCTAGCGGCGGCGGGATAAACTGCTCAGGCAGTGCATACCCAACCACATCATCAAAGCCGTCGCCGTTGGTTTCGTAGTAGTCGATGACGTTTACGTAGGTGCCGTCGTGCTGGAAGAACCAAACCGTCGTGTAGTCCGATATTCCTAAGTCCCAACTCGTAAAGACCTTGCGGCGCGGATCGTGCGGGAAGTGACCTATTCGGCCTTCCTTCTCCGCTTGGGCTAACAATCGAGCGTAGTAAGCGCCCTCAGAAACGATCTCATAGCCGCCGTTCCATACGTGTTCGGCCATCTCGGGATCAGCGGAAAAGTCGCGATCCATTTCGTCTTTGAGAACGCCAGGGAACCAAGGGTTATCGCGCCAATTGATTTCGACGCAAACCGCATCCTTGGGCTTGTTCGCGCCTCGGAAGAACTCGTCTACCGGGTCCGTATCCCAACGAGGGTTCCAACTGCACCAAATCTCGGATTCAGGCTTTCTGATCGTTGGGCGAAGTAACCGCCAACTGCGGGCCGATATGCTTTGCGCTTCCTCAACCCACGCAACGTCGAACCCTTCAAGCGACTTGATGTTGTCCGCGTTATAATCCTGCATCCCTCGAAAGACCATCAGACCGCCGCGTGGGCCTCTGACTTCATCGCGAAGAACCTCAAACTTGGATTGAAGCCCTAGCTTGGCGATCTTACTTTCAACGAGCTGCTTAACCGAATCCTTAATGGAGTTCTGGACTTCGCGGATGCGAACAACGCGCTTGCCTTCGAAGGTCTTGAGAACGGCCTGCTCACCAAAGAAGTGAGACTTAGCCCCGCCTCGTCCACCATGTGCGCCCTTATAGCGAGCCGGGTACAAAAGCGGCTCTAACTTTTCGGGGACATCAACCCTGAGAACGGACAACGCGGTATTCTATGACGTTGTGCGTCTCGACTGGATTGTCGGGATCGCCTGCGACTGTCAACGGAAGCACGCGGCCAATCAATGAGCAAAACGCCCTCATGTCTTCTTTGGCTACTTGGCGTAGGTACTTTACGCCGCCTTCGTTTGCGAGAGCCTGAAGGATCATATCCTTGAGTTCGCCGGTCGTTTTGTTGGGCGTGCCCTTCTGACGGCCACCACGGCGTTCGCCCTTCTTAGCGCCGCCTCGTGTGCGTTTTTGGCTGTTTTCCTCTACTTTAGCCATTGGTGCGGCTTGGGCAGTCATGCGCTCACCAGCTTGCCAAGAACTGGGGAAGAGACAGTGCCAATAGTCCATTGCGGGACTATTTCTTTCAGCGTGTCGAACAGGGACTTGCTTGATCCCCACGCCTTAGTCTTGGTGTCCTCAGACAGAACGCATGTCTTTACGTTACCCATAGCCATTAGCTGTTCAGCTACCTGCTTGACGGTAAGCGCCTGAAACGTGAAGCCTTTCGCATTTGTTGCTTTACCGCCTTCATAAGACCAGATCGCTCCAGTCACGACGTCGGCGCATCCCAAATCCATGGCAACGTGAATATCCGTCACTGGCGTTTGTCCTTCCAGAGCATCCGGCTTGCCGGTGAGGTCCGATTGATGGAATATTATTCCAGAGTGTGGGGTGCCAAGCCGTTATTTTTGGCACTTGGTGGAATGGTTTTCTACCGTTCGTGCGGTAGCGGCTTGTAATACGACGCCGAGCTGATGTCTTTTGCTGCGATCTTGCCGTCTGCCGT